GCCGTTAGAATATCCCCACCAATGGGGTTATATGTTAATGTAACATCTTGCCCAGCAACTCCGTAAACGCCATTCTCACCAACTGTCTTGGATCTTTTTAACAGGGCGACACTCTGTCCTCCAACACTGTAAACACCGCTTTCCGCTGCTACCTGCACCCCTCTTAATAATGAAACATCTTGTCCAGTTAAAGCATATGTCCCACCCCCAGCGCCGACCTCCAACCCCCGTAACAGAACGATATCTTTACCAACCACGCTGTAGGCTCCGTTTTCAATGCCAAGCTTTAAACTCCTTAATAATGCTGCATCTTGGCCGCTTATGTCGTACACGCCTGCCTCTACGCTTACCTTCGACCCTTTTTTTAAATCAACCGCCATGCCAGATAGAAGGAATGACCCCGATGTAGTAGAAATTTTGCTATCTTTTTTTAAACCTACTTCATTTCCAGTAAGACCCATTGTACCTGAACTGGCTATAAGAGTGTAACCTCCAGCAGCGGCCACATACTCATGCCGAATTATGCTTCCATCGATATCCCACGTATCCTCACCGTTGCTCACAGTTTCCCCAGAACTGGTGAATAACACGCTTCCTTCAACATCCCATGTTGGGTCATTAACTGCCATTAGCTTATCACCACTGCCGTATCAATAAAAAAATCCGCTGTTGCCGCTTCATAAGTCGAAACAAAACAGGTTATTATAACTTTGCTCGCCACTGCTGGTTGACACGTGACTTCCAGATAATCCCAATCATCAGCATCCGCAGCGTCCGCAATGCCTGTTTGAGTGGAATAGGCTGTCTTCCATACATATTCGCTTGTATCATCATAGGCTGAAACATAATCACATTTTAAATAAACATCATCCTTTGCGGCGACATTCAACGTTACGCCCATATCATTATACAGCCAATATTTATAAGTTTTCAATGTATTGTCGGCTTCAAAAGTATGCCTGAAAACCTCGACCGCCCATTCTTCAATATACTCATGCCCGCTTGTATTCGGCGAGACTTTCGTTATATAATCTGAAACTTTTTTATTCGGCGTTTCTCCTGAGACTGCAACTCTCTCCATCGTGCCGCCCATGAAACGTTTCTTCCATGCGCCTAATATTTTTTCATCATTTATTACTGAGACTATTGTTTCTTTACTGTAATTTGTTGTCGAAACGTTGAGTGTTCCATTGGTGCCTCCAAGAGCTAAGTCGTTACCTTTTATATTGGCATTATAGTCCAAATAAATTTCATCATCACCATTTGCCATCTCAATCCCAACATTCATCTTGTCCATGGTTGAAGTACTCTTGAGCAAATGAAGTCCATAGTCACCGACATTAAAGATAGCACAATCAGTCGTTTTTATTGATGCACTAGTTACATATATACCACTTTGCGATGCGCCAGAACCACTACCCTCTAAAATAACTCTTTTCATGCTCCCGAAACAACTGTTGAAGCCTAGTAACCGGGCATTAGCAGCAGTTTGTTTAAATAAACAACCTTCTAATAAATGACTTCTTCCACCGTTGAAATAAATAAGCCCTGTTGAATCACTTCCATCTTTAAACTCAATATTTTTAAACCCAAAGAAATAATCTGAAAAATAAACATAAACGTTAAAAGCCCCATCGTTAAAGTCTATCAGCGGCAAATCTTGTGCATCCCAGTCAGTCTTTTTAATTGTCCAGGTACTATCATCTATTGCTTGGGCTTCATCGTAATCAGGATCTTCTTCGATTTGGAACTTGCCATCAGTTCCGGTAACTGTTGAGCCTGCATACTCAGAACTGAGCAGAAAACCCACAGCCGTTTCGCCACTTGCGTCTATCTCTGCATCCCCACCACCACTAGAAGTTATGTTGTCATTATCAACCCACGCAGTTGCTGAATCTCTAACATATTGTAATGTGCCAGTGGTATCAGCGTTATCAGTGAAGGCCCAAACTTTACCTTCTTTCGTCTGAGTCTCATTTGTTAGAATTTCTCCAACAGCGAATTCATCCCCGGCACCCATGCCATCAACATCAGCCTCCCATAAAACCGCTGTAATATGATACTGCTCACCATCAGGAGCTGTTATGTATCTGTTTGAATGAGCTACCCTTGCAGGCGTTATCCCGACTACATTGTCGATGATTTTTGAGCCGTTCGTGAAGTCTGCCTGTGTAATTATAGTGTCAGGAATTGCAGCTCTTGGCCAGCCAATGGAGTAAAGAGGTGCATCAGCACTCCCATCATAAACCGGAGCAATGTCAGATGTTGGTGTTTCAAAATGTGTTGGCCTCACAAAGATTTTTGCGTCAGAAGCCAACCCACCGCTTTCCATCGCATATTCCCATGTTGCAAACGCCAGGTCAAAAGTTGTCCCGTTATCAGCGTTATCCCCAGTTGTCGAATCTACAAAATAAGGTGTCATTTGGCCACCTCATCAACTTTTTGAGGCAAATCTTCTATGTCTTGGTTTTCTTCAAGATACCCTTTTTCTTTCAGCAAGTCCTCTATTTCTTCTCTTGACCATTCTTTTTTAATCTGGTCATCAGCTATTTGCGCCTCTATATTTGCAACGGCTTTTATCATTCTAGGTTCATAGTCGTTTTTTAATTCTCGTTGACTGACGAAATGAAATGTTTTTCTACTACACACCTCACCATCATCAAAAAAATCAACAACAACATCAAAGCCTTTTGCGAGCGGTATCTCAACTTGTTTTTTATATGTTATCATTTGTCGAATACATTAAGATATTTCAGATTCAAACTTCCCAGGTTCAGCCTTTATTCCTTTATCACCTTTGCGTGACAAAACGTTGATTACTTGTGTAGCCTCCACTAACCCTGGCCGTTCAATTGATACAATTTCTCTTCTAACTGCAGTCAGTTCAGCACTTATCGCATCAACTTTTTCTTGCAATTCGGTTTCTTTGATGCGGAGTGAACTTATTTCTTCAAGAATTTTAGCTTTGTTACTTACAGCGTCATCAAGCATTGCTTGCATTTGTTTTGTAAGCTTCATCGTGATTGCTCCTTCCCGGCAGTGGTAAGACTACCCGGGTCTAATTTTAATTGGAAATGCCTGCGCTTGCAGACTTTGCACACTTCAATAACTAAGTCTTTTTTTGGCCTTTGAATCTCTATATTTGTAACATCGTTGCAACAATCAAAAGGCCTTGGTTTTTTAATTGTAATCATGTCAGTGTAAATGTTGTAGCGCCAAAGTCAATATCAAATGTTTCGCCATCTGCCAGTGTAACCGCCGACCCGTAATCCCACCACGCTATTAGAGCGTCTAATGGTGTCGCCGCTGTCTGATTGAACATTACCACGAATTGGAATGGCCCCACTGAACCACCAGCGGCAACAATCTGAATATCAACACATGTCAGGTTGGCTGTTCCGGCAGGCGATTCTGTCACATCGTTTTGAGTATCCTCTGGGCCTGTATATCCATTCTGAATTGTTATCTCAGCAATATCCGTTTTCACAGTATCTGCTACGAGAGGTTGTTCGTTACTAAGATAACATTCTATCGTGTGCCCCGCAGCATGTAACTGATGAACACCTTTACAAAGCTGCTCAACAAAATCTTGAAACTTATTATACGTCGCCATAATATATCCTTTGTTTTTTTAAATTATTCAAGCTCAAGCTCTTCAGCCTCTTTTTCTTCTTCAATCCTATTCTCATCAATAGAAACATATGTGCCCTGTTCAGCAAGCTCAGCCATTGCATCTGATGGTTGGATTATGTCCAGATCAAGATATATTTGATCTCTTTGAGCAGTTTTTAAGTTTGTGTCAGCTTGCTCAATTTCCGTTAACTGCTTTAGTGGTTTAAACTCATACTCAAAGGGCTCAAACTTTAACGATGCTGCCACGATACTATCCATCCAATCAATGGCTGGTCTCAAATCGTTTTCCTGCAATGACTGTACGTTGTCGTAGTGGTTTAGCATGTCGTATTCGCCAGTTGCGTTCATGCCGGATGGTGAAATGCCAAGCAACCTTGTAACTGGAATGTTGGAAGCTCCTGAAACTTTTTGTATAAATCTATCGTCAATGTCCGGTAACGTGGTGAATGTGTTCGCTTTTTTGTCGTACTCATCTTCTTTATCCAGGGCGATGCCGTTGATTATGCCTTTCATTTCATGAGCCAGCTTTAGACGCTTCAACACCAGCTCATCGTTGCCCTCTGCCACCAATGCATTGAGCCCGTTTATTCTGTAAACGTCAACATTCGATTCATATATTAAATTGTTGATGGATTGCGAGACTACCTGGCTATCTGAAATCGGCTCAAACAATGTTGTGAAGATAGAGTTGCCCCAGTAATTCTGTTGCTCAAGTTCTGCAAGGGTAGTCAAAGCTCCATTGAGTTTATATAAACGACTCTGGTGAACTCTTTGGCCGCTTCTCGAAACAGTGTAAAACTCCGGTTTGCCAAAGTTCTCAGATAGGATATTCTTGTTTATAACGTCAGGATAAATGTTATATCTGTCGAGAACAATAAAGCTTTTCAATGAGTCCGGCCTTATGCTCTCTATTATAAGCTGTTCTTCTTGGTCGTCACCTTCAATGATTGCCAAGATAACAGACCCGCCAAAAACCCTTGCCCATTTTGCGGCGATGCTTAGTTTATTTTTAACGTCGTATTCTTTTAAGGCGTCCTCAACTTCCTTCTTCTTATCAGCATCCGGTATAAGAAGATTGCGCCACTTCCGGGTAGCATCGTCAATGGGAATGTCCACAACTTTTGCGGCCAGCCAGTTGTATACATACAGGTTATTGGCAGTCACCTGTGTGACCCGTAACCCTTGCTGATAGGTTACTTGGGATCGTGGATCTTTGGAACCGCCCAGCCCCTTCATGATATTCTTAAAACCATCAAAAGCCCATTCTTTTAATTTCATCGTGCTAAGTCTCTTGTTTCATCATGTGTAATAATGCCCTTCAAAAGAAACAGCACAGGTCAACGCCCCAACTGTACTGTCATAAAGCCTACAACTTATTCTTTCATTACTTTCTTGCTGTGGAATTTGGATTCTGTTGGCATTCTCCCGTGATTGATTTGTATTTCTTTGGCTTCGTGTCGCTCCGATTTTCACTTCAGACCCGCCAAGCCCTTTATAAATATCAATTTGGATCTCTCCATTTCCTGATATCGCAGCGATGTTTATCCAGTGCAAATCATAAGCCGCAACGCTTAAGACGTTCACAGGCACTACTTCTATAATGGTTCCTGTTAAATCCCAAGCACCAGCGCCAGCCGTTAATACTACCGCATCGGCATGGTCAGGATATACAAACGATCGACCATGGACGTGATAATATGAGGTGTTCAGATGGTCAAGGATGGTGTTTTCACCAAAAGCATAAGGTACATTAACAATGCCTTTCATACTCCCGACCGGGTTCCCGTTCCCTATCATATATCCACTCTTACTTTGCCATCTGTAGTTACCGGATAAATATAAACATCAATGCCCGCTATCGCTGAAATTGCTTCGGTTATGTTGCCGCCCACAAAAATGGTAACACCTTCTTCTTTATTCGTAGGAGCAGCGCCGCCGGTCATTCGATATGTAGACAAATACTCTTGTGGAGCTTCGCTCTTTTTGTGGATCTGGCCTGTCGTAACATTCGTAGCGACCTTAGTCCAAGTATTTTTGGTACATGTTATCAATGCCGGATTTGCCATTAATCCCC